ATGGTGGTTTGGGGGATGATGATGGTGAAGGGGTGGAAGAGGGGGGTAATGGTTTGGATGATGATGATGGTGTAGGAGGGGGCGGCGTTACAGTTTTTGCAGTTGGATTAGATGATGATGGCAAAGAAGGTGTAGGTGTTTTTTGTTCAGATGCCTCACCCTCTTTTGGAGTTGTTGTTTTTGCTGCATTTGTACCTGCTATTGCAGCAGCGGCCGTTGCTGCCAATCCCGCTGCCGCAACAGCAAGCTTTAAACTATTATCATACCCATTTTTATAAAGACTCGCAACTTTATTTTTTTCTATAATACAATTTTCATCTTCTTGATAACAATATGGGCCTATAAAAACTCGTTCCACCCATCCTTCTGGAACATATATACTCAACGGTATAAATGTGTAATTTAAAATTTTTATTCCATATGCATATCTAAAAATAAATGCTCGCGGTATTACTATAAAAAAAAATATCATTCCATAAAAGAAACTAAGTATACGAAATGGTATATTATAGCCAATTGCCTGATTGGCAGATATTTTTCCACCATACATAGCAATACCTAGAAATATTAAAATTAAACCATTAACAAGTATTGACTTTGCTATATTATGTATTTGATGCGATATAGGATTAAATTTACTTCTTTTCTCTAATTCAATAGAAGCCTTTAACTTTTCAGCACGCTCTTTTTCCATTTCATTTTTTTTATTTTCATTTTCTTTTTTAAGTTTTGCAACAGCCTTATCTTGTGTTTCCTGTACCTTCTGCTGTTTTGCATAATCATCTGCTTTAGGATCCGATACGGCTTTAGAAACCTCGTATTGGAATTTATTATATGTCTTTGTTATAAGGTTCCCCATCTATTTTAATTATAACTTTTCATTTAATTTATTCTATCGCGTTTTATTAGGTAAATGGATTATTCTGTCGTTATTCCATCTTATAAAAGACCAGAAGGGTGTCGTGATAAAACGCTTGCCGTACTACATAAATACAAAATCCCTAAGGATCGCATTTTTGTAGTAGTAGCTAATAAAGAACAACAGGCTGAATATGATGCCATATTAGACCCTAAGACATATGGCAAGATTCTAGTGGGTGTGCCTGGATTGGCGCAAGTAAGAAATTGGATATTCAAACATTTTCCAAAGGGTGAACCATTAGTGTGCTGTGATGATGATATTCGCTCTTTTATCGAATATGATGCCTCTAAAAAGCGCCATGAACGACCACTCCGGAGTCTCAAACATGTAATTGAACGGGGGTTCTCAGAATGTAAAAAGATAGGCGCCAGATTCTGGGGCGTTTATCCTACCGCAAACGGCTATTTTATGAAGCCAACTGTATCTACAGATCTTAAATTTGTGATAGGGAGTTTTTGGGGCTGCTTCAATCCAGGTTCAGAAATACAACTTGAGCGGAGTGAGAAGGAGGACTATGAGCGTACATTGAAGTTCTTTATGAAAGATAGGGCTCTAGTGCGGCTTAACTTTGTATCGCCTAAGACTGCATATTACAAAGAGCCTGGTGGAATGCAAACACGCGACAGACTCAAACATCAATACGCAGCAGTAAGGGCTCTTATAAAAAAATACCCGCAATTTGTAAAATCAAATCCAACGCGAAAGTCTGGATTTCCAGAGATTCGTATTGCTGATAGACGACTAACGCGCAAGAAACGTGGTGAATAAATTACGTTGCATATTTCATCCCACCCATACCACCCTCGACAACAAAGAAATTTAGACTTTCCACGTATACTGTGTAATTATAAAGGTACTTTGTATCATTCAATAATGGCCATATATCAATATCAAGCTGAAATTTTCGCACCCTACTTGTGTTCAAGGTACCACTTGGTTTTATCCATTTAGATGTATCTAAGGCAAACGAATAAATTGCCATTCCTGGTGGAAATACTCCCGCGGCGTATTTCCATGAAGATAATTCATTAAAATACTGTAGTGGTTTTATTTCCTGTATCTCATTTCCATCACATAAAATACGCATCTGTCGTATAATATCACGCTGTATACCTATGCCTATCAATCCAGATGAACCGCCTGTGGGTATTGCAGATTTCGTAGGAATAAATGGCGCCAAAGGATATTGCCACCAATTTGTGTAGTTTACCCAAGAATTTCTATAGTTTACTGAGTCTGTTCTTCTTGGCAAGATAATAAGACGTGGAACTGGGTTATGTGTAAATAGTTCAAATAGTTGACGTGAATTTATACTGAGAAATTTATATGGCGTGACCTGTCGTACAATATATGTGAGTGGTGTAGTAGCAAATTTTTGTCGTTCATAATCAGTTAAAAATACCTGTGTAACCTGTAGTCTTGGGTTTAATGGCCACGTGTTTAAACTTGGTACAGTATATCCTGCATCCGTTAAGTAGTCTCGTATATATGTTCCAGTTGTTTCAATCAGCGGTGTATACAAAATATTCCCTGATTGTTTTTGTTCGAGAGTATTCGAACTATCTACATAAAATCCAGGTCTTACACGAAACCCCGTAGGATCTAGAATTGTGTATAAGTCCTGAATAGGTCGTAAAGTGAGTTGAACCGAACATTCGTGATATTGTAATGCTATAAGGGGTAAAGCCTGTTGGGCACTTTGCGCGAACCAAAAACTTAGAGGCAATGTTATGTCACGACTAGGAATCGAGGGAAAATTATTTTGTGTAGTTACTGTTGGATCTTTATATACATTAGGGTATAATCCTCGTGTTCTTTTTGTCTGTGAACCAATAATGCCGGAATATTGTCCATTTGCCGGATCATATAATTCTGGAACATCACCAACTAATTCTTGCCATTTATTATATTGAGTTTCATCTTGGTCAGTCAAGGCACTTGCAATAATATAGTCACTATCAAACTGTTGAACAAGCGTACCCCCAACAAAAAAAGAAGCATCTTGAATAATCTGAGCACCTATATACCTTACCCACTGAAACTCAAATTGACCGCCTCTTGTTGCCGTGTATTTACTATAAATATCGGGCAATGTAAATGTAAAATAGAGATCCATAAGTAAATCACCTACACGTTTAATCTTTGCCGTAATTTGTATTGGTTGATCAAAGAATAATTCTTGGGGTCCATCCATAGCAACTGTCACTGATTCAAATGCAAAATGACTGTATTTTTTCATGATTGTATAGAAATAAGTAAAATCTGGATTTCCACTCAAAATAACATTTTGCGAGCCGTATGCTACTAAAATATATAAACCGCCACCAGCCATGACAACTCTTCTTGTACCTGTGAAACAAGATGAGCTATCATTTTAGATGCTGTAAAAATGAGTTTGGTTAAATATTAACGTGGACTGCTTAAATTAAGCAGTCCGCGGTAATTGTGACTCTAAAGCCTAGAGAATCATCATTATGTTGTATAGACATTGTTTGTCCACCATGTATCAGCTAGATATGTTGTCATTACAGCGGAATTTGCACCGACAATCTTTGGTGATGGACCCATATTCATGAGTGTCTGAATCTCACTATAACTGAGAGCATAGTTGTAATAATATACACGACTGACCATACCTTTAGCCGCAGCATCAAATACAAGTATTTTTCTAGTTGCATTATCTCCTTGATTGAGTGAGGGGGTCTTCACCTGATCTACCGTATTTCTCCTTCCGCTAAATAAATATATATCTCCATAATTTTGGTATGGGGGTGTATTATCATTCATCTTTAGTTTTTGTTTTAAATTTCCATTGACATATATATATACAGTATTACCCTTGCATGATACTGTCAAGTGAAACCAATTATCTACGGGAATATTATTAATTTCAACAAAATTATTCCATGTTTTATATGAATTCATATAAATACGAATAGTATTTATGTCACCTCTACAGAAAATACCAGGCCCGAGTAACGGATACATTTTACTATACCCCTTATGTAAGATGTGCAGCAATTTTGAATCCCCACTAGAAAATGTGGCACTATTTATGTTTATAAACATAGAATAACTAAATTCTACGCCGGAACGCTGATTATCTGATAATAAAACGGTCTTTGCCTTCGGACTACCGGGATTTTGAATTGCCGTATACATCTTGGAACCAGACACATATGTGTCGGGAAATAGTTCAACTCTTTCTTTCCAAAGATGTACGAATGATTTATATAGGTATTCAGCCATTAGCATAGCAATATACAACAGCAAAACGGCAGCAATACCCGTTAACAACTGTGTTACTATATCAGTACCGGTAAGTTCCATCTATCTATCAAACATATGAAAAATGATATTATATAAACTATTGAATTTAACTGTACTGCAATTAAATTCAATATTGGATACTATAAACAATTTACGTAGAACTAATTAATTTCTCATATTTTTCATAGTACTTATTGGTACTAAAATAACTTTTTATCTTTGTCCATATACTTGTATCATTTGGACCACTTTGGTAAATTTTATATACTTGATCCGGAGAATATGCAAAATCGGAAACCTGTGTTTTTCCAATTAAACCACCAAATCCATAGGCACTGCCAAGAGATACAGAAAAGGTGCCGGGTGCCACTAAAAACACACCATTTAATACACAACTACGAGACATTTTTCCATCAATATAAACATCTACAGTTTTACCATTCAGAACAAGTGTAATATTTACCCATCGCTGCATATCAACAGTCTCAATGTCACATTTATCTATAATTTCATCACTATAAGAAGGGTTATTAGATCCAGAACTAATATGACGAATTTGATTTAATTCTGCAGGGGTTAACTTATATTTTTGAGTAGTATTTATTTCATTGCTCACGCGTACACCCAATTTAGTTGTATTCTTTCCGATATACATTATAATAGTAGCAAAATCATTACCACCGCTTACAGCCAAAAACGGTTTATTTAAACCTTTACCAACAGACCAGTCTGCTATATATATCCATGTGCTGATTGAAAATTCACCACCTTCATAAAGTGAAATATTTTCAGGCTTATATATCACTTGTTCATCATCATATGTTGCAGGCATTCCAGCTATTGGAGGATTAAATACAACCGCCTCATTAAATTCACCATCAGCACTTAACCACTTGTAAAAGTAATAGATTGCTATACCCACTACTACAAACATTGCCACGTTGGACATCGTAGAACCCGCTCCACCAAGTGATTCCATTGTACTCTATTCTGCTAAAATAGTTTATGCGTATTCAGAATTCCATAAATCAATTGGGCTCATTTTTTTCATACTATCACAATTTCCACCCGGGCACATAAATAAATCTTTCAAACTTGCCAAAGAAAGGCCTGGTAATTCAGGTAAGTCAGAAGACAAATATGGAGTTCCGTTTGTAGACATTGTGTCTGATATATAATTCCTTACATCATCTGTTTTCATAGCATATGGTACTAAACTCACTAATGCAATATTGCCCCCTAAACGCCCACTTGATACGGTTGTTCCGGGATCTCCTACGCGAATAGTTTCAGTAATATCATAATATGGCATAAATAAACATGTATGAGAAGCAGCCAATTTACCATTTACATAAATATTGAATTTACGTCCCTCCTTTACTATTACTAGACAACTCCAGCGTTGTAAGTATATTCCAGGAACTTCTAAAATTTCAGGTAATTCTTGATTATAAGTATATATTTCAAACACTACCGGGGCAGACATACTGTCGCGACCAGCATCTGGGGCTAATAAAATTTTGAGATTTTGATTACCTCCTATATTTACTGCCGTAGCGTAACTATCACTTACCTTAAAATTTGCCGTACGATCTTGTACTTGCGGATTTATATAGAAGCAAAGAGAAGCGCCGGACATATTTGCCCATAGTTTAGTCAAATCCTCGTTTGTACCTATTTGTTTTGATTCTGATAAGGATATTAGTTCAGGGCCTAGCAATTTAGGAGGGGATGGTAAAGTTAGATAACGTGTAGCGTAATATACGCTGTATGTTAGAAGTATTATTGCTGCCAAAAGCCAATATATGCGCATCTATTTCTTACTAATAAAGGATGTATTATTGTCAGAATTCTATTAATTAGTAAGTGCATTAAAATTACTTATATCAGTTAAATCGTTCATTCGGGCGTACATTTCACTCTGAGATATACTGTTTCCAAAAAGCCTGAGATTCATTACTTGTATACCCATTGATAATATCTTTGCCCCTTCTATAGTCGGTGGTGCTGCTGTGCTTCCTACAATATTTTGAGGAGCAAATATAAAATCTTGTCCACCCGTGTTAGGGTTGCGTGTAAGCGTCTTTAATTGTATTGTTCTTACTAATAAACCATTTAAATATGCTTCCAACGTATATTGATTTTTAACAATTCCTATGCGGAATGGTTTACGAACAGGGACATTATCTATTAAAGCGGTCTGTATTGAAACTGGTGACGCACTTGTTATTGATACAATTTCAATTTGATTTATTTGTCGATTCAATTCTACTTTTAAAATAAAATCCTGTGCTACTAACTTTTTTTCATCATTCACAGCACGGGGTGCTATCATAAAAAATGTACGTTTAAAACTATCAGGTATATCAGTACTGTCTAGTTTAAATACTTTATCATCAATAAGAATATCCATTGTTATACTATACGATGCTTGACCCTCTAAAAGGTTTGAATATAATGGTTTTATTTCACTATTCAAATCTGTATTATTTGTACCAATTATTATATTTTTTATATCCTTTTTTTCTGTCCAAAATTGGTCACTTTGATCTGTGCCGGGTATAAGTACAAAACCAGCAGCACCGGGATTTTCTTTAAAAATTGGATAAAACCACCTATCCACTACCATCAATAGAATACCTATAACTAAAATACCAGCAAGCGTGTACATAAATATTTGCAATAAACCAGTTCCTGCAACCGGCTGGGAAATCCCTGTGGCGTCAACCTTTGTGGGTACAGAAACAAGAGAACCTTTAGAGGCTATAGCAGTTGCCGGTTTACCTACTTTTTTTCCTATAGCCTGAATTTCCTTTAAAGCATCTGCTGCTATTTTTGCACGCCCAGGATCAGTCATTCTCTACCATATAGATGTCTTCTTCTTTCTTGTTTTTCTCTTTTTCTTGATTTCACTATTTAATTCACCATGTTTTCTCAAAGTTTGTGTTTTTGGATTATATCCAATTCGCTTATAATATGCCAATGACTCACTTGCCTTACACTTTATAAGTTTCTCTCGCAAGTAGCAAACAAAAGAAAGACGACTATATGGTTTATCTACACCCTGTGTTCCTGTATCTGTGCTGTTTAAATAAATATTTGGTAGCATATTATTGAATTTTTTATCTTCGGCAGTCTCTCGCATTTCCGTATTACAATGCCATTCATGAACATCCATCGCCAAAAAATCACCTGTTCTTAAATCAAACCCAATCTTATATCTTGGAAATAAAGTATAACCGCCGTGGTATTTTCCTCGTTCAATTACCGATAAATTTCCAAACCCTTTTCGCATGTCTCCATCATCCATATGAAGTCCTGTGCGGAAATTACGGTTCATTGTTACAGATGAAAAGGCTGTATCTGCAATTTGAAAACTAGGGTTTGCTTTTGCTTGTTTATACTGTAGTTGGTATCTGTCAGGAACAAGTTTCTTGAATAATTGATCTATTTCTTGAATATAGGGAATACCCGCTTTATATTGCTCAAAGTACTTCTGGGTATACGATGTAAGACGGCATGGAAGTTTCATAAATGGCGTCTGTTCAAAATATCCTAAAACGCTACTAAAAACATTATTATTCACACGCATTTTGCTCACTTTTCCATTTTCCATGTACCGAGCCGAGTGCCCATTGATTTCCGTGGGCTTCCGTTTTTTCCAATAGGCACTTTTCAAGTCAATCGGGCCCGCAGCAGCCCCGCGGTTACGAGATGCAGAAGCGGCATTGTAAAAGTTCTTCCAGGCGAGTTTCACAACGTCGTGAGGTATCACATTTTTCCGGAGTCTGGCTAAAAGCCGTTTGCCCCCAGGCGCCTCGGGATCCTTTGCGTACACGTCTACGTCGGTATCAAAAATGGTGTCCGCATCTTTCTCGCTGAAATATGTACCCTCTCTCGCCTTGATCTGGTCATCTGTGAGTTTGGGCTCTAGGATCACCTGTTTAACGCCTGCCACTTTTGCAGCGTGTACAGCTTGTTTCGGAATCTGTACACCCTCAAATAAGTCCTCGTCTGAGACGGGCATCCCTCTAAAGAGAGCCTATTAAATTACCGGGCTCTGCATCTAGAATTCTGAGAGCCCATTTCTTCTTAGAAGGCTTTATCCGTGATGGTACCATGGGCTGTCCATTTCTACTGTAAAAATATAAGTTAATGTGACGATTTGGTATTAATGGTGCTGCGTTCGGATTTTTCAGGGCCGCCTTTGATACTGTGGTCTGAATTGTTACCAATAATAGACATTGTCTCTTATCTTTTTCAGTATACGACTCTTCAAAATTATCAACGAGGTGAACTAGTTTAAGATGAAGATAAAACGCCCCTCTTCCTTTGAAAATATAGGCTGGGCGTTCAGGATATTGTTCTTTAGGTCCCTCAACTATATGTGATGATATTATGTATAAGTCTTTTTTAGTTAATATCTCTCTATACCGCCAAGTACCGAAGTCCTAAACGCGCAGCGTTTAGGGTAACAAGTACTCTTAATGTCAAGACTCGCTTTGCGAGTCTGACCTATTAAGTGTCATATTTCGGTACTTGGCAGTACCCTTAGGGAGTACTTAACTTAAGTACTCCACGGTA